TGACTGGAGTTCAGACGTGTGCTCTTCCGATCTGAACTCGCGCTCGCTTAGGTTTCTAAGCCTCTCGGGTACTCCGCTCAAGGCGATGCTCCTCTCTCGTGACATGAAAAGGCGCACGCGCGAGGCGTGCGCCCGATGGGTGTCCTGTACGGTCCGCTTCGCTACCCTAGGAGGAAGCCCACGCGCGGGCGAATCCAGTCGTGCGCGGCAACGTTGCAGATGGCGTTGCCGTAGCCGTTGACGCAGCAGACGCGCGCAGACGAGCCACCCCTGACGGAACGGAGCCACCAGGTGCAGCGGTTACCGTTGAGTCGGTGCGCGGTGTCCTTGAAGAGGTCGAACTGGCAGTCGAAGCCGACGGAGTAGCCGGGCGTGCCCCAGACTGGGCAGCCGTAGACCTCCATCTCGGAGAGCGACCAGACCTTGCCGATGTCCTGCCAGCTCCAGTTGTTGGAGTCGGTGAGCGCACCGGAGGCGCTGTAGCGCTCCTCGAGCAGCACGCGCTGCGTGAGGATGTACTTGGTCAGGCCCTCGGGGAGGCACGCCTCGAAGGCCGTCTCCCAGCCCTTGAGCTGCGAGCACAGGTACGGGTACTTGATGTCTGCCGTGCCCTGGTTGGTGTTCGTCTTGTTCCACGGGATGTACGAGGAGTTGGCGACCCCGTCGTAGGACGAGCTGACCGCGATGGGCGCGGAAGCAACGAACGCGATGTGATGCCCCTTGCCGCGGTCGTCGCACCACAGGTACGGGTCGATATGCGCGATGACGAATCGCACGGACTGCTGGCCCGCCACGCCGGACGCGGATACGAGCGGCACGTCGAGGTAGTCTCCAACGCGAAGGCCGGAGAAGTTGTTGGCGGCGATTCGCTTGTGCAGCGCGTCGTAGACCGTGCCGCCGCCGATCTCGCCGGCGAGCAGCGCCGCGATGCTCTGCCCGCCGTACTTGCCGATGAGCGCCTGGCGGGAGTACTCCGCGCCGTTGAGCGCGAGCTGCGCGTTCGACCTCGCCGTCTCGTCGATGACGTTGAGCGACTGGCCGCCGACGACCAGTGTCTTTGCATTTGCCATTTATCCTCCTTAGGCAAGGGTTACCGTGCTGCCCGAGACCGAGCACGTGCCGCCGAACGACACCGTGTCGCCGGACACCGACGCCTTGGCGACAGGGCAGTAGACCGCGCCGTCCATGTAGATGAACTTCCCCGTCGCGTCGGCGAGCATCGTCGCGAGCTGGCCGTTCTGGCGGCGCAGCTCCGCGATATCGGATTCGCCGCCGGCGCCTTGCGCCACCGAGTTCGCGATCTGCAGCGCACAGCTCGCGGCGGCCTCGGCATGAGACGCCGCGCCGTTGGCCGCGGCGGCCGCATTGCTCGCCAGCGCAGTCGAGGCGCTGGCGGTATCGTTCGCGGCATTCGCCTTCTGAACGGCGGCGTTGGCGTTCTCGGTGGCAGTCGAGCACTCAGCGGCGGCCGTTCTGGCAGCTCCGGCGGCGACGTTGGCGTCATATGCCTGGGTCTTTGCGGTGTCTGCAGCGCTGATCGACAGCGACGCGGCGCTCTCGGCCCTCTTTCGCGCCGCCTCGACTTCGTCGTAGTTTGCCGGGCGGAACAGGTAGGTGGTGATGCTACCGTCGCTCTCCGTCACGTCGAGGCCGTCGATATAGTCGTCCTCCCCGACCTTCACCTCGTAGACGGCGGACCCGTCGCTGTCGTTGGCCATGCGGCCTCCCTTCCGCGGGCCTGCGCCCGCACGATAATCAAGCGATGATCCCGATCGCCGTCCATAGCGGCGGCGACCCGATGAGGATGGCGCGCTGACCGGGCGCCGCACCCCGACAGGACGTCGTCATGCAGATGCCGGCGACAACCGAGCCCCCGATGCGCACGTCGACGGTCCTGGAGCCTGCCGCGACGACGGTACCGTAGGCGATCGATGTGCCGGGTGCCGTCGGCGCGGCGACGATATCCGCGAGGTCCGCGGCCAGTGACGGCATGGCGCTCACGAGGCATCACCCCTCAGGTACATGCGGAGCTCGATTCTCATGGGGCATCCCATCGAGAGCTCGAGGTCCATCTTCCGGATGCAGGCGCGGGCGAGGTCGATCCCGACAGACGGCAGCCTGATGGCGCACGCCGAGTAGACGTCCACCGACGGGTTGAAGATCGCCGTGATGGTCGGGCGGCGGATGACAGAGCGCTCGGTAGCGAGCAGGCTCGCCGCCTTCTCGTTCGCAGCCTCGACCGCGAACTGCGTTGCCACAACGCCCTCCTCGACCTTGACCTGCGCCACGTCGATGTACGATCCGGTCGGCGCGCTAGCGGCAAGGTAGATGTAGCCCGCGCTGTATTCCTCGGACTTGGCCGGGGTGGCCGTGAGCGACAGCCTCGTCCAGCCCGGCAAGATGGCGACCGTCGCGGTCTCTCCTCCGTCGTCCTCGCGCCAGATTGGCTGGATCCTCACCTGCGTCCGCTGCGACGCGTAGAGGTAGACAGACTCGGTGTACGGCTGGCCCTTCTTGAGGGATATCTTGTCCTGGGCGATGCCGATCTCACCGGAGCCCGACCCCTTCGTGATGCGGATCGCCTGGTTGATGCCGCCGATCGGGCACCCTGAAACGCCGACGGTCTCGATGGTTCCCCCGCCGCCGCTGGACCTGAAGGTCGCGCTGTCGTGGGTGCCGTCTCCGGCGAGCGGGTAGGAGCCGCCGGCGATGACGCTCTCCCCTGACGGGAGGTCGCTGTACTGGTACCGCTTCACGATGCGCCGGCCCGTGGAGACGGTCGACCACTCGCTCTGCGGGCTGTCGTCCGAGGCCGTTCCCCTGACGCTCTCGCCCTGGGTAGTGAAGTCGACGTGCACCACGTTCACGGCGTCGAAGTCGTCCTGCTCGTCGGTGAGGTCGGGAAGCACACGGCAGTCATCACCCTCGGAGAAGGTGTGGTCGATCGGCCTCGCCGCCGGCTCCAGGTAGCGCCTGAACAGCACGCGCCCGTAGGCGTCGGTCGACGCTCTCCTGAATCCTGCGGCCGAGAGCAGCCTGTTGACCGCGCCCAGCTTGTTGTCCGGCGTGTCCGCCGTGGCGGCGATCCCGAAGACCCATGCCGTCGACAGCGTGTAGTCGCTCGGCTCCGCGACGACCTCGAGCCCGCACCCCTCCGCGATCGCCTTGGCGGCGGAGACCGCGTTGGCGCCCGCCGGCACGGCGTACGGCTCGTCGAAGTCATCCTTCGCGAGGTCGTGGAGTCTGCCGTAGAGCGTCGCGGTGCCGGTCACCACCTCGCCGCTCACCGTGCGCGACGGCGTGGAGCACTCGAAGGTCCCCAGGCACACGGTACGCGAGGCGCCAGAGAGCGGGTCCTCGGCATCGAGGTAGATGCGCACGAAGTCGTTGCCCATGTCGAGCCTGCCGACGTAGTCCAGCGATGCGGACTCGTAGGTGTCCGTGTCCTGGTTTCGGCTGATGCTCCCGCCGGTGAAGCACTCGATGGCGCCGGTCTCCAGGCCGGTCGACCGCGACACGCGGACGTACCGATAGGTGGCCCTGAACGACGCGAGCCAGATATCATCCGACACCGTTGGGCTCCCTCCATCGCTCCCTCTTCGTCGATACGGACACCCTGTAGTCCTCAGGCGCGCACCTGGTGAGCGTGCCCGTGACGGCCGCGAACCCGCGGTCTCCCAGATGTGGTCGCACCCAGGCGCTTCCGTAGCGGCCGAACAGGCCGCGGACGCGCAGGTAGTCGTCCTCCTCGATCGTGAACTCCATCGACTCCTTCATCGAGAGGTTGCCGCTCTCGAACCCCATGGGCAGGCCGCCGCCGACGAAGTGGAACTGGTCGCGCTCGCGCTCGGGGCTCGCCGAGTACTGCGGCGGGCCGCCCATGTTCCTGTCGCCCACGACGACCTCGGAGGCGTCCGGCCCGAAGTTGAGGGCGAACCCGTCGCACGGGCACACGGTCCCCACCTCGGTCGTCGAGGTGGTTCCGGAGGCCGCGTAGCCGCGCGCGACGTAGGAGAACCCGACGTTGAGCGGCGGCAGGCGGTCGATGACGCTCTGCCCGGACTTGAGGCCGCTCGCGAGCAGGAGCCTCGAGCCGTCCGCGAGCACGCGCTCGATATCGAACGAGGCGCACGGCGGGAGGCTGTGGACGGTTGCGCGCGTCCCCTTTATGGACATGCCGCCCCTGATGCGGATGTTGCCCTCGGGCGTCATGGCCATGGGGCCGCGCAGCTTGTGGTCCCTGACGGAGAACTCGGAGATGCCGTCTCGCACCGTGACGACGGCCGCGAGCGCCTCGTCGTAGGAGACGTTGACGATGGGCGTGGCGGGCACGAGCCAGTCGGTCGAGAACGAGCGGGTGACGGTCGTGGACAGGCTCGAGCCGCCGCGGACGGTGAGCTCGAGGACGTATGCGGACCTGTTCTCCAGGCCGGAGGCGATCTCGTGCGACCGCGCGGACGCGGCGACCGACGTGTCGATGACCGCGGAGCCGACGCGCAGCAGCCTCAGGCGCTGGTAGGTGATGCCCGTCTCGTCGACAGCGGTCCAGGCGGCGCGCAGCGGCAGCTCGACGACGGCCTCGCCGTCCTCCGCGGGAGTCGTGAAGAACGCCTGGGGCGGGTCGGCGACGTTGAAGGCCGCGTATCCCGACCACGGGCCCCATGACGGGTCCTGGCCCTTGGTGCGCACGCGGACGCGCCACGCGCCCTTCACGGCGACCGGCAGCGAGATGGACGACGTCGCCCCGGAGACATCCACGGTCTCGACGGAACCCCCGGGGCCCGTGACCTCGACCTGGGCGGAAGACTGCGCGGTCCCGTCCGGGTGGTTGCGCGTCCAGGAGATGTTCGCCGTGGAGCCGGTGGGGTACGCCGCCTCCACCCCTCCCACGGACGGCGCGTACGGCGCGCAGATGGTCGCGACCGGGTTTGACGCGCACCAGGCGGACGCGATGGTCTCGCCGCCGCCGTCGACCGGGTTCTCCCTGTAGGTCCTGACCTCGTAGACGACGCGGTCGCCCGCGAGCGCCGCGGGGTCGGCCATCGACCAGACGCCCGGCTCGACCTTGTCGGCGTTGAGCGAGCGTGAGGTGTAGGTACCACCGCCGTCCGCCGTGGCGCGCACCTCGAATCCCGTGATCCACGACGGGATGTTCGGGCCGCGCACGATGAGCGACACCTCGCCGTCCCCGGTCCGCTCGAGCGACACCGAGGCGGGCGGCGCGGGCGTCTTGTAGACTCGCACCGAGTTCGACATGCCCGACGTTCCGCCGCGCCAGCGCGCTCGGACGTCGTAGTCGTAGTAGTTGTTCGCCGTCGTCGTGGCGTCACGCCAGTTCGAGATCGTGTTCCCGTTGTACGGGTTCTCGGTCGGCCCGCCGTTCGTGTGGCGGTACACGTTGGAGCCAAGGTAGTACTTCCGGGCGCCGTCGTCCGGGTGGTTGACCCACTCGAACTCGGTGACGTCGTCGGTCGAGAGCGTGACCCTGAGGTCGGTCGGGGCCGCCGGCTCGTATGCCGGGACCCTGCCGATCCTGGCATTCTCGCCGCAGGAGGTCGTCGCGCCGACCCCTCCATAGCCGCCGACCGTCACGGACTCGGTGTACGCCTCGACCCAGACGTCGTAGTCGCCGTCGGTGCGAGCGGCGTCGGTGTACCCGCTGACGGTGACGGCGCGGGCGTAGCGGCTGGTGGTGTATCCGTCGCCCGATGCGCGCCAGACGCCGCCGACCTTGACGTGCAGGCGCACGCCGTAGTAGTACCAGTCTCCGAAGTCGACGGTGGCGGTCCAGTAGATGCGGGCTGTGGAGTCGTTCACGTTCGACACGGACGTGGAGAGGTTGACGGTGTAGAACCTCGTTCCTCCCCTGTTCGTCTGCGCTGATGCCACCTGCTACCCCCTTCCGGTCCTGACGGTCCTCTTGAGTTCGGAGACCAGCGCCCTGAGCGCCTCCGCGACGCGCTCGTCGACCTCGAGGGCCGACCCGTCGAGGTAGATGTTGTAGACGTCGCCGCGCTGGCCCCCGAGCTTTGCCATCTGCTCGGCGATGGTCGCCGCGAACGGCTCCGAGTACTTTCGGTTGGTGAGCGGCACGATTGCCTCGGCGCCGTCCTCGCCCACCCAGTCGAGCGGGTAGCCGGTCACCGGCGCGTCGACGATGGCTCCGTGCGCGTGCATGCGGATGCCGCCATCGGCGTGCCGTATGCCGCCTGCGGCCTTCTTGTTGACGGTCACGTAGGTCGTGGTGATCGTCGCCGACCTTGAGTGGAACGGCTCGTTCATCACCGCCTGCATCGCAGACTGGCACTTCGGCAGCGTCCCGTAGCTCGCCTTGGCGGTCATATCCTTGCTCTTGAGCTTGGTGCCGTTGAGCTTGTCCACCGAGGTCTGCGCCCTGTCGACTTCCTTCTTGTCGACCTTTGTCTTGGCGCTCTTGGACTGGAGAGCCGTGCCGTTCCAGGTCACGAGGTTGCCCTGGGCGTCGCGCAGGTCGCCGACGCTCACGCCGACGGTGCCGTTCTTGTCCATCAGCTGCGAGCCGTTCCAGGTGTACACGTTGCCCTGGGCGTCCATGAGCTGGGCCTGGTCGACGGTCACGTTGCCGTTCTTGTCGACGATGGGCTGCGCGTTGTAGTTCTGGACGGCCCACACCATCTGGTCGATGTTGCCGTTGAAGTTGCTGGCGAGCGCCGCCAGGTTGGCCGAACCGATGCTGTTGAGCGTCTCGGTCGACACGCCGGCGGCGGCGCAGGCGTCCGAGAACGCGCCGAAGTCGATGTTCTCCTTCGAGAACGCCTTCTTGAGCTTGCCGCCCATGTCCTCGAGCGCGGCCTGGATCTGGCTCGCCGCGCGGACCGTCGAGGCGGCTCCCTCGTCCATCGAGACGCCCCACCCGTCGAGGTCGTCGACGATGGAGCGGGCGGTGCCGTCGTAGTCCTGCGCCAGCTTGGCGAGCTGGTCGTCGCTGAGGCTCGCCAGTTGCTCGGTGTCGACGCCGAGCTGCGTGAGAGAGCCGGAGACGGCGGACAGGGTCTCGCCGTTGGCCGAGAGCTGCGCCTGGAAGAGCGTCAGCTGCGCCTGGGCGAAGTGCTCGAAGGTGCTGCCGGCCTCCTGCGAGGTCAGCGCGGCGTCTCCGAGCTTGCCGTTGAGCACGTCGATGCTCTCCGAGGCGGAGTCGAACTGCTTCTTCGCCTCGTTGTATTCCCTGCCGACCTTTTCGGTGCAGGCGAGCGCCTCGAGCTCGCCCTTGGTGAGCTCCGGGTAGGTCTTGGCGAGTTCCTTCAGGCGGTCCTGGTAGGGCTTCGTCTTGGAGGCGAGCGTGTTTGCCGCCTCGGACTGCGCCTGGTACGCCTCGGTGAGGTTCGCCGTGAGGGCGCTCACCTCGGCGTCTTTCTTCTTGGATGCGACGAGCTCGTCGATGGACTGCTTGAGGTTCTTGACGTTGCCGTCCGCGTCGACGTACTGCCCGTTCGCCACGTCCTGGGCCGATATGTTGAGCCCGAGCTGGTCGTTGAGCAGCTGGAGCGCCCACGTGAGCCTGCCCTGTGCGTCGGTGGACAGGTCGGTCTTGCCGGCGTAGTTGTCGATGATCTGCTGCGCGGTGTTGAGCTGCGCGATCTGCGACTCGGCGGCCCTCGTGTTCTCGTTCATGGCGTCGACGTGCTTGCCGATCGACTCGGCGAGCTCGTCGACGGACATGGCGGAGAAGCTGGACTTCTTGCCTACATTCTCGACCCTGCCGGCGTAGGACTCGAGCGCCACGGTGTTTGAGGCCGCGTCGACCAGGCCGGTCGTAGATCGGAAGAGCACACGTCTGAACTCCAGT